CTCTTCTATTAGTCTTCTGAGGTAGAACTCTGCTTTTTCGAGGTCTTCGATTCCGTTTTTGTATCTGTATCGCCAGAGGTATTTGAGGATGTTTCCTTGGAGATAGAACTCGTAGCCATCACCTGTCGCCGCCTTGATTGCATCAATGCACTCGATACCTGCCTGATTGTAGTGTGGGGGCTTGTTAACCATATCGACATTTCCGTACGCCTCTTTACCTGCTCGTTCGTATTCTTCGTCTAGCTGTTTCATAATATTATAGTAGCTGGTCATCTGTTATCGCCACTTCCCTTCAGTTTGTTTTCCCGCGAACGCTTATGTAGTTTATTGATGTTCATCTCAGCTATGTCTTGCATGGAATACCCCAAGTCATTAGCCAGACTTGCAATGTACCACAACACATCACCTAGTTCAAGGGCAATCGCGTGGTTCGAGTCAGTGTTACCGTCACGTATAATCTTCTTTACCTTGTCGGCTACCTCGCCAGCTTCCCCAGCTAGCCCTAACGCAGGGTACAGTATCTTGTACTCATCTGGGTAGATAGCTGTCTTGATGGCTTCTTTCTGATAGTAGTTTATGTGCCACTGGTCTTTCATTGCTTCTCTCCGAAATTTACCTTAACTATATTGTCTTCACGCTCGATAACCTTGTCGGTTACTTCTTGCAGGTTCGCGGCATCCTCTTCGTTTTCGAACTCAGCCCGGAAACTTTCAGCAATATTAATAAAGGTAACACGAGCCATACCAGCGTTCCACACACGTTCGAAGTCGTTTTCCAGCATCTCTATCAGGCCGCTCAAGATAACCATCCCAGCGGGTACATCTTCTAAGTCTACCGTATCAGGCTCCGTGGTATCGTAAGCTGTCATGCTGAAGCTGTCAGAATCTGTGTTGTTAAGAATTAGGTAAAACCTATTCTTTAACAGGCTGGCCTTTTCCATTTCGCGTTCTAGGTCTTCACTCATTTTAACCACTCCTCAGGTATAGCTTTCTCTGCCCACTCGAAACCATGCTTGGTTGCCCACATGGCATAGGTGGTCTTACTGCCTCGATAAATCTTGTTGTTCGCATTTAGGAAAACGAACCTGATATCTAGGTCGGGGTACTGCTGCTTAATCAGTATCATCTTCACACGGTCACCCTTATCTAGGTGACCTTTCGCTTCTATATACAAATCTTTGTGGGGGATGTAAAAGTCTGGCGTATAATTACGGGGCTTTGGTATATACGTTAGCTTCTTTGTTTCGTATTCAAACGAGATGTTTTTTTCTGCAAGAGACTTGGCTATGTTGATTTCGAACATAGACCGATACTTTGTATTTCTCATAATTCTAGCAGGGGATACGCAGTCTTTGCCAGACTTAGCCGCTTTAATAGATACTGTTCTACTTTTGGTGTATGCTTTTCTAGGTAGTTTAGTTCTTCGCTTAACAGCATTGTCGGTAGACATACGGTAACGCCCATCCTCAGGTGGTGATTGATTTGTTGAAATTGCTCTTCTATAAGCACGATGTCCCTAGCTTCTGTATCTGCAACTAGGTAACCACTGTCGGTATAATTATTACGAAGGGTAAGGGGCAGCGAGTTTTCCAAGCCGCGAACATGTACGGTTGCTGGGTCACCGCCCCTCTTCTCATGTGATTCCACATACACACACCTCAGGGCTGGGTTCATCCCCAGCAACTTCCTCGGATATGTCTCTGTGTATAACAAGGGCATTACAGTTCTCGTTTGACAATCTTGGTGTACCAAGCCTTCGGTGGGAACTTGGCCTTAGATGTTACCTTATCATGGTACTCAGCGTTCTTCCAACACTTTTCTTTGAAAGAGCAGAAAGTACACGTCTTTGGCATCAGTTTGTTGCCTGTGTAAATCTTCTCTCCCTTGACCGTGTAGGCCTCATCTACAGCCTCGAAGGGTATCTTAAACTTCTCGTCCTTAGTTAGGCTCTCCACGCGGCTGTGAGCGTCAGCAATGTACCTTTTACGGTCTTCTTCTTGGTCGGCAGGTGCTTCAACGAAGTCCCACTCCCCAGAAGATTTGTTGATTGCTATCCAGCCACCGAATGGCTTGCCTTGGGACTCAGAATACAGATAGCCCTGCATGATGTAGCCGAAGGGGTCATCCTCTTTGATTACATCGTAGCCCCCACGTCCTGAGAACTTGTTGTCGAAAGACCAAGGGCTGGTGGACTTGATGTCCCAAACCTTCTCTTCACCATCGTCTAGTATGATGTCGAGAGTACCTTGTATCTTCTCCCCACCAAGTTCGAGTTCGCAGGGTGTCTGGGTATCCACAACCTTAACGCCAGCAGCCTTCATAGTAAAGACAGCTACTGCCTCGACAAGGTCACCCATCAAGAAGCGCACCATATCGTTGTATGCCACCTCTTGAGTGTGTCCCTGCTTCTCCATCTTCTGCTGACACAGAGGACGGCCTAGCCCTGACATACGCATACGGTAACCACCGCGAGGTGACAACTGCTTACGTAAGGAATCCTTGCAGTCCTCTCCGAACTGCTCAATCAAGTCTTCCAGACGGGAAGAGTCAATCTCTCCCCGCCCAGCTTTCTTGAGAAAGTCCTGTATTTCTACAAGGGCTATCATCCGGCTAATCGATTAGACAGGTCAACATCTTCATCAGACATAACCTGCTTCAGGGCTTCTTTATGTTCGCCAAGAATTTTAGCGTTAGCTGCCCCAACAGTATCCAAGAACTTCTGCATCAGTTCCTTACGCTCTGGGGTAAAGGAAACTTCCTTCACCAACTCAGGTTGCGGAATCCAGTAGGTAACCCCACCGTTAGCCATGCGCTTAGTCTTCAATTCGACAAGAGCAGTAGGTAGCGGAATCTTATCCAGCTTCTGCTGAATGAAGTCGTTCATAGGACGGAAGCCAGAACGCTTGAAGTAGCCTACGAACGGTAGGTTTTCTACGGGGGATGCTTCCCCTGCGGCGTTGACGGCATCCTTCATATCTAGCTGACCGTAGATTATTATATTACAGGTCACCGACTTACTCAGCAACAAGCGAGAGTCATCCTCAGACAAGTCCTGCTCTTCAGCGCGAGTAAGCCTACCACACTTCAAGCCACCATTATTATCTGGAAAAACCTCGGTCATCTTCTTCCGCTGAACCGAGCGGCAAGTAAACGCACCTTCTTCTTGGTCGTAGATAGAATACTCGAAAGTTCGCAGCATCGGGTTGATAACCACAGAGTCAGCGTAGACGTTCTCAGAACCATTCCACACCTTCCAAGTCCCACGCTTGAGCGTATGACCCTCTTCAGTATCCGCATCGTAGTTAATACGCAAACTTGCAAGAGAGGATTGCTTGGACTCAGCAACCCCATCCTGACCAAGAGCCGCCAGCAAAGCGTCCTTATCATCCGAAATATCGACAGAAAACTCATTCATTACCATTTCTAAATCTGTACCCATGTCAATCTCCATTGGGCTAAAGTTGAACGTAAAAGGATTATACCTCAAATACTGCTTCTAAGTCAAGCCAGTTTTTTCCCATTTTTAATTCTATACCCACTGGCATGGTATATTCCTTGTTATATCTGCGCTTTGTCTCTTGCGGCAGACACAACATTGCCTTCGACATAACCTCGATACACTGCTCTTCTTCACCCGGATACACGTCAATAACGATAGAATCGTGTACTGTGTTGCAGATAACAGACTGCATCCCAACCATGTCTTGATACAATTTTACTAGAGCCATCGGCAACAGGTCAGCCGTAGCAAATCCCTGAACAGGATAGTTACAGATAGCTGTACGGTTGGTAGCCGTACCCCACTCAGTCCACTTGGCATCAGGGAAGGCGTACTGTCTACCAGACGGCAGGGTAATCTCCTTCTTGGTTACTGCATCTTTCTGCAAAACTTTGTGCCATTCCGTAACGCCCCGGTACTTATCCTTGAAGGCGCGGTAGTAGCGTTGCTGGTCTTCCGTACCGCTAACACCGCCATAGAGTGGCTTGAAGGTGTGGGCTTTCGCTTCTTGTCTTGTACAGCCAATAACGCTAGCAGTATAGCTATGCACATCCGTACCAGCTTCTACGTCCGTCAAGACCATCTCATCGTTAGCTAGGAAGCCAGCAACCCTAAACTCTAGCTGGCTGTAGTCGCCTTCTAAGATAGAGCCGCCCTCGAACCTACTCTCTACTGCCCTGCGGATAGCAAAGGTAGAACCACGAGGCATGTTCTGGAAATTTGGATTACGGGAAGACAAGCGGCCTGTTGCCGTGACGCACTGCATGAACTCTGTGTGGATGAAGCCATTGCCATCCATGTTGTTCTCCATGCCCTCAACAAAGGAACGCAAATACGTTCGTAGGGCAGAGTAACGAATATAGGATTGAGCAAACTCTCTAGCATCACCTCTCAGGGATAGCGACATATCTTCTAGGGTTTCCTTATCAGTCTTGAAACCACCTGCCGCAACATCGAACGCATCACGAGGAACCATCTTGAACCCAGCAACCTCGCCCGTGTTGGTATAAACAACACCCTTGCCATCACACGTCTTGCAAATGCGAACAGCCTTACCAACCGAACCATCCTTACGCAGAGGATTGTACCTACCCTTGCCACCGCAGTCTTGGCACTGCGAACCGACAGTCTTGTAGACTACATCAGTTTCCCGCAACACGTACCCCTTGAACTCTGCACGGGACATACGCTTACGCATCTTAGGCTTTCTAGTTGCGCCACGCATCTCGTGTCCTAAGTTGAACAGAACAGCCCAACGCTTCTTGTCAACAACCTTGCAAGAGTACATCAGCATAGACCTATCGTCTGGGCTATCAAGGTTGACAGGGGTATCACCCATCGCGTTCGCGGCTAGTTCGTTTAGTCTGCGTTCTAGCTGGAATAGTTCCTGTTCGTATTCTTCACGAATCTCAGCCAGCGTTGTGTTGTTTATCTTAATGCCGTTCTGTTCTATATGAGCCAGAACGTTCGTCATCTCAAGCGACAGACGAAGCGTCGGTATCAGGTTTGTCATCAAACAGTTCCTCAAATGTTGTGCCAAAGGCTTCGAGTTGGGCGGTTGCCACTTGTTCAGTGGCAATCACATCGGCAATGCCGTATTCTACTATTGTCTGCCACGGGATGTCAAAGAATGTTTTGCCTTCCTTGAAGTAGGGCGTAATTAGGTCTTTCTCTTTTTGTACGCCACCATACTTCCCCGCAACAGCGGCAAGGCTGAGAGGCCAGCGTCTAGCTTTTGCCAAGACATATTCAGCAACCATCGTATCGTACACATGTCCCTCGTACTTAAAATTGCACTCGCGTATCCATGACAGGTCGAACTTGATGTTGTGACCTACGACAACGTTAGCTAGGTTCAAGGCATCTTGGAAGATGTTGAAGCCGTCGTTGCTAGGCTGCTGAGTGCTGTGGTCGAAACAAAGGTAGTGTACCTTGTCCAAGCCCAACCACTTGTAGCCCACAGAGACAAGTGTGTTACCGAAATAAGGCAGGGGT